CTTGTACATGTGCGGCAGTATTGCTTATCTCTTTACCTTCACGAACTTTCAGATTGTTCCATGCTTTTATTTGGACTTTATATGAGTCGTTCGTTGCAATCTCATTTAGTGTGCGGGCCGAGATTGTTCTGAATAATGTGCCAGCTTGTGATAGAATGCTGTTTAGTTCTGCTGTTTCTGCGGCAGTAAATGTTGCAGTACCAGTGGCATCAACAAAAGATGCATCTCTAAACCATACATTCTTTGACTGTCTAAGATTTCCAATATCAGCACCAAAAGACGCTTTCATATCTTCCATGGTATTTCCAGAGTAAGTCGTATGCCACACAATACCCATTTTAGCAGATTTGATTTGTTTTGCAAGTGAAGAATCTGCTGGAACGGCATAAACAATTGTGTTTGGTTGGAAAGTGATGTATTCTTTAGCATCAATCTTTTCCGACTTCAAGTCTTCTTTGGTAAACATCATGTCGCCTTGGAATACACCGTCGATATCAAGTTCAGGTAAATATTGTAAAGCAACTTTTAGTTTCTTGTTTAGACCTTCGGCTGGATGATTATTATCTATGTCTTCGTTCGTATAGTTCAACTTTGCATTCTGAGCGAACACACCTTTAGTTCCAACGAAAAACTTACCGTTTTCTGGATTAATGCCTGCAAAGATGGCTGGTGCGCCATCCCATTTCGTTGTTAAGTTAACAGTTCTACCAGTAGCATGACCAGCCAGCATATCACGAAGAGACTGTAGAAAGGATATTGCGCCTCTTGTGCCAGAAACGCCGCCATTGAGTACCTCGTCTTCTAAGTGTTCTAAGTGAAGGTTTTTACCTTCTTTTGCTTCTGTTAAGTAATCTTGATATGCCAAAATCATACTTGTATACCCATTCTGTCGGAAGCTCTAGTATATCCATTTTTTGATCTTAGATAAACAACGCTTCCACTTTTTGATTTTCTAATATCATCAGAAACAATAACTGACCAGTCACCAACACCCGATGCATCAATTTCAAATTTAACATAAAACACTTGATTTTCTATGGCATCAGCAAACAACTCTGTCATATCAAAAGTTTGATCTCTTGTTTGTTTCTGTAACATCTTCTCACACTCATACATTATCTCGTTAAGTGTAGGTTCTTTTTTTGTTTTAAGATAATCGTTCTTTGCTATAAACTTGGCAAATGCTTTTTTGTCATAACTTTTTCCTGAAATACTTGCAACAGCAGTTGGTGGAATAAGATCAGGATATATTTCAGATATGGCTTTGATTGGTCCAAGTAAAATAGATTCCTGTGCAAGTGTTTGCAAAATTCTAAACTCTTTTGTTTTTGACCACTTCTTGTACTTCTTTGGATCTTTTGACAGCAATGCTATGATATCTGGTGGCTTAACAACATTAGTTGTTGTTCCACTTTTAGCAGATATAGTATACTGAGTATCACCACTAAAGATAGCATAGTCCATTAGCGGTTCGTTAGGTCTGGCAGGAACATATATTCTTGCGGCACCCTTATTTAAAGAAATTTTATTTTTGCGAAATAGCTCTTGTTCTAAAATTGCAACTGGACCAAGAACTTCACCAAAATCTTTGTTGATATCATTCAAAGGTACAGAACTTTTTACACCTTGAAAAATCTTCATTACCTTTTGTCTACTTGTAGAACCGCCAGAATGATAGTCAAAGAGTGCAGCCAGATATGTGCGAGATTCTGGTGTTAAATCTTTTCTCGACTCGATTGATCCCATAACTGTTTTTTTGTAGACAGAGAATGGATATTTCTGTTCGCCAACACCAAAAGCCTGAGGCTTCAAAGACGCGGCGCCTGAAGCTTTAACTCCAGGTTTTGCTATATTGTCGAACGGTACACGGCCAACAATCTTTTTTCTGTTTACAACATATTCTATGGTAGCTTTTGGTTCAAACTTTTTTGATGCAAGATATGTTACTTTAGTTCCTGCTGGGACATCTGCTATTTTTTGATTGATCTTTTCGTTATCATAAACAGGAGAACTTTTCTTCATTATAGTTGGAATATCTCCTTTACCTTGGAAATATTTTGTCCACGCAGCTTGACCCGATGATGCCATTTTATTGCCTTTTCAGATATACTTTTTACTTATTTATGTCTTCTTCGGATTCGATGGCTTTCCATTTATCCAGAGGGCATGACACATATGGCAGCAAAGTTTTGTAATCCATAAAACATCCGCATTCCGCGCACTGTGAGTTCTTATGATTAAACTCATCACATTTGCGACAGATTTCAAGTCTCTGTTCTGAAATCTTAAATCTCTCTTTGAAAAAATTAAACATTGTAAAAGCTCCCAAATCATGATATATATACTTATATATTATCATGGAGTATATAATGTCTGATAAAATCTTTGTTCAAATTGCTGCATATCGTGATCCTGAACTTCTTCCAACAATCCGAGATTGTATCAAAAGAGCCGACAATCCTGAAAACTTAGTTTTTGCTATAGCATGGCAAAGATCCAAGGAAGACGAATGGGATACACTAGAAGAGTATGCAACTGACCCTAGATTTAAAGTTATTGATATAGACTACAAAGAAGGTCTTGGCACATGCTGGGCCAGACATCTTTTGAATGAAGCATATGATGGCGAAAAGTATACTCTACAGTTAGATAGTCATCATAGATTTGTTCGTGGTTGGGATACCAAGTGTAAGAAAATGATTAATGACTTGATTGAAGCAGGTCATGAAAAACCGCTTCTTACTGCATATGTTCCATCGTATGATCCTGAAAATGATCCTGCTGCTAGAGTGAAAGAAGTATGGAAGCTAGACTTCGACAGATTTACACCTGAGGGTGTCATATTCATGCTTCCTGCTAATCTAGAAAACGTTGAACAATACTCTTTGCCTATTCCGACTAGATTTTTCTCTGCTCACTTTGTCTTTACTTTTGGACAGTTTATCAGAGATGTTCCCTATGATCCTAATCTGTATTTCCATGGTGAAGAAATTTCCATGGCTGTTCGTGCATATACAGCTGGTTATGACTTGTTTATTCCAAATCAAATTGTTTGCTGGCATGAGTACACTCGCAAGGGTCGTATCAGACATTGGGACGAGAATAAGAAGTGGATAGACCTTAACAATAAGTCTCTAAAGAGAGTTAAGCAACTACTTGGTGTTGACGATGACTTTGCAGATTATGATTTTGGCAAATATGGTTTTGGAAATGCCAGAACTCTGAACGACTATGTTGAGTATTCTGGAATCAGATTTTCTGACCGTGCGGTTCAAAAGTATACCTTAGAAAAGTTTGATCCTCCCAATCCTCTATACAGAAATGCAAATGCATATGAAAAGTCCTTCAAGAATGTCTTTAGACATTGTATAGATTTATGGAAAGGTTCTGTTCCTGAAACAGACTATGATTTCTGGGTTATCGCTTTTAAGGATGAAGACGATAACGAACTCTATAGACAAGATGCAGATAAACATGAAATTGAAAGACTTATTAACGATACAGAGAATACTAGCGAGTTTCATAATATCTGGAGAGAGTTTGAAACAAAAAAGAAGCCATACAAATGGATTGTATGGCCTCATAGTGAGAGTAAAGGATGGATGCCTATCTCAGAAGGCATATTGCCTAGAGTTTAGGACTTCATACCTGCTGTAGCACGAAGCATCCAACCGTGCTTCTTATGAATATCCATACGATCTTGCAAGAAGTTGGCTAAACCTAGTTCGTCTTCTTTGTCTGCAAGATCGTATGCCTGTTTGAGTGCATCAAGGATGATATTGTTATCGTTGATTAGAATCTGAAACATTCTCTCAGCAGTAGGAATAGTATCAGATTCTTCAATTCTTGTAAGTTCCTTGATTCTGTCTAATGAACTAGGAGCGAAAGAGTTTACAGCACGGATCTGTTCTGCAATCGTGTCCACTGCACCATGCAATTCTTCATATAGATTGCCGAAGAAAGCATGATACTCAGAAAAATTTGGACCGATTACGTTCCAGTGAAAAGAATGTGTCTTTAGATACATTGTGAATGTATCGGCCAGAACTATCTTTAATGCGTTGTGTAGTTCTTCCATTTTAATCTCCCATGAGTGATAAGACTATTTATTATCCTACCACCTGTATCGATACCTTGCATATTCCATGACAGCCGATCTTACGAGCCGCAGCCCTTGATAGATCAATGTGTCTACCCTTAATGAAGGGTCCGCGATCATTGATGCGAACAATAACAGATTTACCCTTATATGTTACTTTGACTTTCGTACCAAATGGTAAAGTTCTGTGCGCGGCAGTAAGAGCGTTTGGATTAAACTTTTCGCCACTTGCTGTTCTTTTGCTCTTACTACATTGACCAGGTGTCGCACAGTCATACCATGATGCAATAGTTGCTTCTGCTGGACTAACAAAAAGAAATAGTCCAGCTAGTAAAGTTACTAATGTTTTCATTAATTTTTATCCTATGTTGAGGGTAATCTTAGAATTATCCTTAATAGTGAAAAGCTTTAGAGCTTCCTTTTCTAAGACGACCATGCTATTGTAAAACGCCATTGAATATAAATTCTCAAACGTCTTCAATACAGCTGGATCCATTTTCTGCTGAAAATGTTGCTGATTCATTATGTCAGTTAGATATTTAGAATAGTCTAGGAACGTTCCTTCTTTATCATATTCTCCATTCCATCTTGACCAATAGCTTGTGTGTGTATCTTCACAGATGTAAACTCCACCTTCCTTAAGAAACGAGAAAGTCTTTTGCAGAGTTAATATCTGGTGTTCCATGATATGACTGCCATCGTCTATGATAATGTCAAAGCCATTATTCTCAATTAGAAATTCATCCCAGAATTTAGCATCGCTCTGATCACCCATTATGACTTTAGCATTGCCTTCATATTTGTATTGAAGACAACGAGGATCAATATCAATGCCGATAACCTGTGTGCCTTCGCCAAAATACTTTAGCCATAATTCTATTGAGCCGCCGCCTAGAACACCAATCTCTAGGATCTTAGGTGCTTTGCCTACAAACTTGGATAGATGACGTTCATATACATCAAAGTATCCAGACCATTTTGTTGAAGGAAGTTCAGTCGTGTCGAAAAGTTCTTCAATTTTGTTCATTGTGTCATTATCCCATGTAAACAAACGGAAAATACTTTAGAAACATATCTCCACGTCCAGGCCTTGAGGCCTTAATTTTAGCTTTAATTTCTTCAAAGAAGTTCCATGCAAGAGGAACAAAAACAAGATCATCATCTTCATTTTTTAATGCTTCTGATCCATAGACAGGCACATGCATACCTGGAGTATATAGACCCTGCTTTAATGGATTATCATCTACAATGTAATCAAGAGAAACACCTGCTGCATTCAACAATGTATTGCCTTTAGCTGGTGCACCGTAGCCTACAACTTTCTTTGTTTCTCTAAGAACTTTGACAGTATCGGCAAAAACTTTGATAATTTCTTCGCAATCAATTTTGTAAGATTCATAGACTTCATCCGTATAAACGTCCATCGATTCTTCTTCTTTAATAAGATGTTCGATATATACGGATCTTGACTTATATTTTGATATCACAAAGATATAGCTTGTGCCATGAATAGGATGCTTAACAACATCAATGAGATTAAGTCCTGCTCTCTTGCACAGTTCATTCATTGATTTTATATTATAGAATGAAAGATGTTCGTGATAAATTGTATCAAACTCACCATTTAGAATCATGTGAGCCTGAGACGTTGTTATAAAGATGTGACCATAATTGGACACAACTCTGCCCATATTCTTTAGAAAGTTCAACTGATCATAGTTATGTGCAAAAGCATTCTGACAGATTACGGCACTAAAATTTTCACCTGGAAAATTCTCGTCAAAATAACCACAGTGTACAGAATGATTTTTGGAATTTATTGAATGCAAGTTTTCCGCTGGGTCTACACCAAACGTCTTAACACCTAACTTCTTGAATGCGTCAAGTTGAGAACCATCATTGCATCCAATATCCAATACAGAGTTGAAATCAAATATCGTATCTATTTTTAGATTTGTTCTGCTGTACTCATTCACAAACTTGGCAAACCAATCAAAATATTCTAGCTGTGTCTTTGCAGTACCAGACACATACAGATAGTTCTTAAACAGGAGATCAGGATTGACCTTATGTGTTAACTGTACATGATAACAGTCCTTGCAGTAGTTTGTTGCAAGAGGAAACTTATCTTCCTGATCTGTTGGATTCTTCAAGAACGAATTAGCAAGAGGTTGCAAGCCAAGATCAAGCAAAGGCACAAGGTTATTACTACCACAGGCAATACATCTCTTAATTTCTACACA